GATCTGGGCTATACGCCTAGACCTATTCAGGGGCTACTCCATAATTCGATGAAACGATTCAACGTACTCGTTTGTCACCGTCGTTTTGGTAAAACGGTGTTCTCGATTATGGAAATGGTTGACCAATCGTTCAGATGTGAGAAGAAAAATCCACAATATGCGTATGTTGCGCCCTCGTATGGACAAGCTAAGAGGGTTGCTTGGGAGTATTTGAAGGACTTTACTAAGCACATCCCTGGCGCAAAGCCTAATGAGGCGGACTTACGGATTGATATACCAAGACCTGACCGTGGGGATAAGATCAGATACATGCTATTAGGGGCGGAAAATCCGGATTCATTGGCTGGTATCTACCTAGATGGGGTTATTCTGGACGAATATTCGTTGATGAATCCTATTGTATGGTCTACGTTGATACGTCCTGCGCTATCAGACCGTAAAGGCTGGGCTATATTCATTGGTACTCCTAGAGGTCAGAACCATTTCTTTGATATTTACAACACAGCTATAGAGAATCAGGCGTCCGGACGTTGGTATCACGCACTATATAAGGCGTCACAGACAGGTATTCTGGATGATGAGGAACTTGCAGCTGCTAAAGCGGAGATGAGTGATGATGAGTATGAGCAGGAATTTGAGTGTTCCTTTACTGCAGCCCTTCAAGGAGCCTACTACTCCAAGTATATGCTTGAGCTTGAAGAAAAGAATCAGATTACCAATGTTCCTTATGATCCTGCTGTCCCTGTTAGCACCTACTGGGACTTGGGGATTAGTGACACTACAGCAGTCTGGTTCGTGCAAGAAGTGGGACGAGAGGTGCACATTATCGACCACTTGGAAAATGCAGGCGTTGGTCTTGAGTGGTATGTTAAGAAAATAAAAGCAAAAGATTATGTATATGACGAGCACTGGATACCACATGACGGTGCAGCTAGAGAACTAGGGACAGGCGTTACCCGACAGGAAACCTTGCGCAACCTAGGTTTAAGCACTAGAATAGTACCTAGGCAGAGCATTGCTGATGGTATTCATGCGGTACGTTTACTTCTGCCTAAATGTTGGTTCGATCAAGTTAAGTGTTTACGTGGGATTACAGCTATGAAAAACTACCAACGTAAATGGGATGCTAAGAACAAAATGTTCCTTGACAAACCTCTGCATGATTGGACTTCAAACAGCGCAGATGCTTTTCGTATGCTTGCCTTAGTCTTTCAACCTGGTAGGATGACACGAAGTAAAGATCTGCCTAGAACTTCAACTGGCGATTACTACGCCCTAGGAGACTGATATGGCACGAAATGGTATGTGGGAATTTCACGATTTGATTGGCAAAGGCGTTGATGAAATAGGAAATGTGTTTGAGGAAGCTATCAAAGGAACCAAGGAAAAGCCTGCGTCCACACTGGCGCTTGGTCCAATGGGTCCATTATTTCAAGGTATATACCGAACTACTAAACGGGCTATTAAAAGAAAAGAAGATAGAGCATTAGCTAAAGCTGAAAGAGGCGCGCAAGACGCTGAGATTACTGCATTGACAGAAGCAACAAGACAGAGAGAGATGGCACGCCAAGGGGCTCTTAATGAAAAGCGTAGACGTGAGCTATTAGCTGGCGGTTCAGCCTTTGCAAGTGCTTTGAATTTATTTACACAAAGAGATCCTCAACAACTAACATCCTTACTAGGACGAGTAAATGACAGATAATAAAGCAGCTAAAATTATTAGACGTTTTGAGTTACTCAAAACTCAACGAGCTAACTGGGAAACACATTGGGATGAAGTATCTCAATATTTTATTCCAAAGAAAGATGAGATCTTTGGACAGAGAACGAGAGGCGAGAAGAAGTATAACTTGTTATATGATTCAACTTCTGTTCATTCTGTTGAACTTCTAGCATCTGCACTGCAAGGGATGTTAACAAGTCCAACCTCTATTTGGTTTGGACTATCTACAGGTAAAGGTGAACTTGATAAGGACGATGATGTTAGAAAGTGGCTACAAGAAACTACAGTAACAATCATCAATGCTTTAAATAACTCTAACTTCCAACAAGCTATACACGAAGTTTATATTGACATCGTTTCATTTGGAACATCAATACTTCGTATTGAAGAAGATGATAAAGAGATCTTTAGATTTGATGCTAGACCAGTATATGAAACCTACTTATCAGAAGATGAGAGAGGGATGGTTGATACTGTTTACTACAAATTAGAGATGACGTTAAAACAAATAGCCAATCGTTTTGGTGAAGATGTGTTGACAGAAGATATGAAGCGTGAGCTTGTAGCAGAGCCTGATAAGCGAGAGATCGTTATCCATGCTGTTGAGCCTCGTAAAGATTTAGAGAAGTATGACATTAAGGTACCAACTAAAATGCCTTATGCTTCTATTTATATTTTAGAAAGAACACAAACTATTCTTAAAGAGTCAGGGTTTAAATCTAACCCACATGCAGTAGCTAGATGGTCTAAAACTTCTAACGAAGTGTACGGTAGATCCCCTGCTATGAAATCTTTGTCTGACGCAAAGATGATTAACAAGATGAAGAAAGCTACAATCGAAGCAGCACAATTAGCAGTAGCACCTCCAATGCAGGTGCCTGACGATGGAGTCCTGCTTCCTGTAAGGCTAACTCCTAATAGTATTAACTATTACAGAGCAGGAACTAAAGATAGAATCGAACCTCTAACTACAGCTAATAACGTACCTCTAAGTGAACAGATGATGGAAACTGTTAAACAACAGATTCGTCAAGCATTCTTTATCGACCAACTGCAATTGGTACAAAACGATAGAATGACTACTGTTGAAGTTGTTACACGTAGGGATGAGAGTTTGAGATTACTAGCGCCCATCCTTGGTAGATTTAACAATGAAATTTTAAAACCATTGATTGAAAGAATCTTTGATATGATGTTGAAGCGTAAAATGTTTACAGCACCACCAGCGGCTCTTTCAGAAATGGATTTAGATATTCGCTACACTTCTATGATTGCTAAAGCGCAGCTTGCTGCGGAAGGAGAGAACTTTGGTAGATTCATGGGAATGGTAGCACCAATGATTCAGTTGCAGCCACAATCTGCAGACAAACTGAATGGTGATGAGGTTATTGATTACGGAGCGCAACTGTTTGGACTTCCTACAGGGCTTATCAGAACTGATAGTGAGGTAGGAGAAGTGAGACAAGCCAGACAGGAGCTTCAAGAACAACAAGAGCAGATGGAACAAGAACAGCATCAAGCTGATATTGCCAGTAAAACTGCTCAATAAAAGAGGAAGGAAGGAGTATGAGTAAACGCGATCTACAGCGGCTTGACGCTATCACACAGCTACAAGCTGTATTTGATTCAGAAGAGGGTAAAAAAGTTTTATACGAACTAATGAAATCCTGCCACATGTTACACTCTACCTTCGATCCAAATCCACAAGAGATGGCTTATAGAGAAGGAGAACGTAGCGTAGTGTTGCGAATCCTCAATACATTAAATGTCGATCCGATTCAATTACTAAAGCGAATTGAAGAGGGCAATCAACAGGAGGACAAGTATGTTGACTAGATTTTATTTTAAACAAGAAGAGGCTGATGATGGGCAAAGCGCTTTTGGGGCTGGTGCTCCGGCTGGTGGTGATGCTGGCGATGGTGGTGCTGGTCTTGATGATGGAACGGGTGGACCTACCATAATTGAGGAAGGCTGGTTAAAAGGTGTAGATGCTGAATTAGCTAGTGATAAGATTATGGAACACATTAAAGATGTTCCTTCCCTTGTTAAAAGCTACGTACACGCACAGCGTATGATTGGACATGATAAGGTGGTATTGCCTACAGATAAGTCTGATGAAGCTGAGTGGGCAGCTCTCTACAAGAAATTAGGGCTACCTGATGCTGAACAGTATGAGATCAAACAAGCAGAAGATTCTAATATAGATGAAGAGTTCACGAAAGAGTTTAAAGAGCTTGCTCTTAAAAATAATCTTCTACCTAAACAAGCCCAAGCTATCATGGACTTCTATGAGAACAAGATGTCTGAGGAGATCTCAAGAGATCACGAAGATATGAAGGCAGCAGCAACCTCGACTCTTGAAACTCTTAAAGAAGATTGGGGACAAGGATATCAAGCTAGTATGCAGCGAGTTCTTGATGCTGTTGAGACTTTTGGTGGGCAAGAGATGGTTGATTACCTAAAGGAATCTCCCGTTGGCAATGATGTTAACCTGTTAAAATTCTTAGAGAAAGTAGGTTCTTCACTTAAAGAGGATACCTTCGACGGTGATGCCACACGTAACTTTGGACTAACCAGAGATGAAGCCCAGAGAAACATTGATAGTATCATGGCAGACTATTCTCACCCATACCATAACTCAGAGCACGCTGGACATAGCAGGGCTCTAGAGGACATGAAGAAATATTTTGAAGTAGTAAGTTGACACTAATAGGCATGAGGGGTTATCCTAAACACAGATTGTAGTTTGGGGTAGCCACCTCGGTCCTAATTGTGACTGCAATCAGATGAGCCCGTTAGGACAACTTATCGGTTTGTATTTGTTTTATTGTTATTAACTTTTTATAGGAGACAACTATGTCTGTTGAAATTACTAAAGCAACGGTGAATCAGTATAGTTCTAACGTATTTCACCTATCTCAACAAAAAGGTTCTAGACTAAGAGGTCTAGTACGTGTCGAAAGACAAAAAGCAGAAGCGGCTTTCTATGACCGCATTGGATCTGTAGATGCTCAACTTAAAGTTGGACGTCACGCAGATACAACTTACCAAGATACTCCACACTCACGTAGAAGAGTAACTCTTGAAGACTACTTCTTCGCTGACCTAGTGGACAAAGAAGACAAACTAAGAATCATCCAGAACCCTGAGTCTGAGTATGCTATCGCAGCTGCTAATGCTCTTGGGCGCGCTATGGATGACGTAATCATCACAGCTGCTCTTGGTAGCGCATACAGTGGAAAGACAGGATCTACTGCTGTAGCACTTCCTAACACTCAAAAGATTGCTTGCCACGATGCCTCTGGTATCGCAGGTAACGATCTTAACGTAAGAACTCTTAGAGCAGTTAAGAAGAAATTCAGTGAAAACGAAGTAGGCGATAGCCAACTTTACCTAGCGTGTTCTGCTGAGCAGATCGACAGTCTTCTAGGTGAAACTGAAGTTACTTCAAGTGATTTCGCTGCTGTTAAAGCTCTTGTTAACGGTGACGTTGATACCTTCATGGGATTCAAATTCATCAGAACTGAGAGACTTCCTGTAACAACTGCTGCTACTACTTACAACATCAACAACGGTTCTGTTGGTGCAGGTACTGGTACAGCTGCTAGTGGAGCAAGACGTGCTTTCGCTTTCCAGAAAGAAGGTCTTATCCTAGCAATGGCTCAGGACATGGTGACTAAGATCGAGCAACTTCCACAGAAACACTACGCTACTCAGGTGTATGCTTCTATGGGACTAGGTGCTAC